CGTCAGGGATTCTTTAGGAATCGACAATGTCTGATGAAGTACAAAACGAGTTAGCGGAAGTACCCGCGCCAGAACAGGCACCGACGGCAGAGCCTGTAGCTGAAGAAACACATGCGCCGGAGAATGAAGAGTCAAAGCCAGCTAAAGTCTTCACACAAGAAGAACTAGACGCTGCCATTGGCAAAAGGCTTGCAAGAGAACAGCGTAAGTGGGAAAGAGAACAGGCACGTCGAGCGCAAGAAGCGCCTGCTGTACCTGCCGAACTCCCGCCGGTTGAGCAGTTTAACTCTGTTGATGAGTACGCCGACGCGTTGGCGATACGAAAGGCAGAAGAGTTGCTCGCCAAACGTGAAGCTGATCGCGAACGCATGAGTATGCTTGAGGCGTATCAAGATCGTGAAGAGGACGCGCGGGCTAAGTATGAGGACTTCGAACAAGTCGCATACAACCCTGCACTGCCCATTACGAGAGAGATGGCTGAGACTATTCAATCGTCTGAGATTGGCCCCGATCTGGCCTATTACTTGGGCTCACACCCAAATGAAGCCAGCCGGATTTCACGTCTGTCGCCAATTTTGCAAGCTAAAGAGATCGGCAAACTGGAAGTTAAAATTGCTTCGGAACCGGTCTTAAAAAAGACAACTAGCGCCCCACCACCGATAGCGCCTATTAGTGGCCGTGGCTCTGGCTCACCGTCTTATGACACGACTGACCCTCGCTCTGTTAAGAGCATGAGTACGTCAGAGTGGATTGAAGCGGATCGCCAGCGTCAGATCAAAAAGTGGGAAGCTCAACGTAATCGCTAACTTTTTTAGGATATAAATCATGGCAAACTCGATTCTTACCATCGACATGATTACCCGCAAGGCTCTCGAAATCCTTGAGAACAACTTGGTAATCACTCGTAACGTCAATCGTCAGTATGACGATTCTTTCGCCGTTGAAGGCGCAAAAATTGGTTCCACACTGCGTATCCGTTTACCGGATCGCGCTCTGGTAACCGACGGTGCCGCCCTGCAAGTTCAGGACGACAACGAACAGTTCACCACACTGACTGTTGCTTCGCAGAAGCACATCGGCGTGAACTTTACCTCCGCCGAACTCACCATGCAGTTGGATGACTTCGCAGAGCGAGTTTTGAAGCCTCGTATTTCTCAGCTCGCATCGTCGATCGACGCTGACGTTGCTAACGCATACAAGACCATCGGTAATTCGGTCGGCACGCCTGGCACCACGCCTTCGACTTCGCTCGTTCTGCTGCAAGCCCAGCAGAAGCTGAACGAAAACGCAGCTGTGATGTCGCCACGCTACGCAACTGTTAATCCAGCCGCTAACGCTGGTCTGGTTGAAGGCATGAAAGGTCTGTTCAACCCAACCAGCACCATTTCTAGCCAGTTTAAAAACGGCATGATGGGTACTGGTGTTCTGGGCTATGAAGAAGTCAACATGTCTCAGTCAATCAAGCAGCACACCACTGGCTCGCGCGACGCTTCTGCATCCACTCTGGTTAAAACTCCAGGCGTGACTGCTGAAGGCGCTGCAACCATCCTGCTGGAGCAAGGTTCGGTGACCACCACCATCAAGGCTGGCGACGTGTTTACTATCGCTGACAGCTTTGCGGTTAACCCACAGACCCGTGAGTCCACTGGTTCGTTGTTCCAGTTCGTTGCTCTGGCTGACGCCACTGCCGTTGCTGGTACTTGGACTGTGACTGTGGCACCAATGTACTCGGCAAGCCACGCTCTGGCCACCATGACCGCTCTGCCTGCTACTGGCAAAGCTGTCACGTTCTTGGGTGCAGCTAGCAGCCAGTACGCTCAGAACCTTATCTACCATAAGGATGCGATCACTTTCGCTACCGCCGACCTGTTGCTGCCACAAGGCGTCGACATGGCCTCGCGTCAAGTACACAACGGCATCTCGCTGCGTGTTGTTCGTCAGTACGACATCAACAACGACCGTCTGCCTTGCCGTATTGACGTGCTGTACGGCTTTAGCACAATCCGTCCGCAAATGGCTTGCCGCATGTGGGGTTAAGTCTTGGTGGGGGCTTCGGCTCCCATTAACAACATTTTTTAAAGGATATTTATCATGGCACTTCCTAATGGCGCTGGTGGATACCAGCTTGGTGATGGTAATGTCGGCGAAGCCCAACTGTTTGTTCAGGGCGCTCCGACCGCACTGACAGCTGCTGCAACCGCAACTGCTGCTCAGCTCGCAAACGGCCTGTTTACTTTCAACGGCACTGCTGGCAATCTGACTTTGCCAACCGTTGCTGATCTGGAAGCAGACGTGTCTAGCGCAGCTAAAGTCAACGCAGCTTTTGACTTTTACGTTATCAATATCGATGCTGGTACTGACGACGTGGCGGTTGCTACGGCTACTGGCTGGACTCTGGTGGGCAACATGTCAGTGACTGAAAACACTTCAGGCCACTTCCGCGCTCGCAAGACTGGCGACGGTACTTGGACTTGCTACCGCATTTCTTAATCTAAGGAGCTATCATGCCTAATACCAAACCGATTGGCGTTGCTTATGAAGATCAGCAACTGGACGGTGCGGTTATCGGTACGTCAGGTGGCACCGTAGGCTTTTATGGCGCAACGCCGGTAACTCGACCCGCCGCGTTGACCGCTCAGTTGACTACGATCACCAGTACGGCTCCCGGTACGCCGGACTATGCAATTCAAGACCTCACTCAAACCACACCTTTTGGTTTTGCGACCAAAGATGAAGGTAATACCGTGTTGTCAGTAATTGCTAATCTGCAGACTCGGTTGGCCCAAGTAGAAGCACGCTTGGAGTCACTGAATCTAATCGCTTCCAACTAAGCAGGCGGGGCGGCGAAAGCCGCCCTGTTTCTACATGCCTATATATCTACAGCATCCCGTTCATGGAACTAAAGTCGCCACAATGGAGATGGAGGCAGAATTTGATGAACAAAACGGCTGGGAGCGATATACTCCGTTTAGCTCGCCGGATTTGTCGGCTGCACCGCCGAGTGCGGATTCGGAGGTGGTTGAGGCAGTTGAAACAGTATCTGTAGTCCCAACCAATAACCTGCAAGTTAAACGTCGTCGTAGCCGCACTACCGTAGGGGCGGCAGCTTAAAGGAGTGTAAATGGCAACCGCCCTCGACCAGATTAAAGCGTCGCTTCGGCTCATAGGCCAGCTGGCTGAAGGTGAAGAGCCAACCCCGCAGACAGCGCAAGACGCGCTGGGCGCCATGAATCAGATGATTGATTCGTGGAATACTGAGCGTTTGGCCGTGTTTTGCACCGAAGATCAGGTGTTTAACTGGCCTGTTGGTGAGATTACCCAAACGCTTGGGCCTAGCGGTGACTTTGTCGGCAATCGCCCCATTCTGATTGACGACGCGACTTACTTCCGTGACCCCGGCACCAATGTGTCCTACGGCATCAAGCTGATTAACCAGCAGCAGTACAACGGCATTGCGGTTAAGACAGTCACCAGCACCTACCCGCAGGTCATGTTTGTGAACAACACGTTTCCAGACATCACCATGACGATCTACCCCAAGCCCACACGCTTGTTGGAGTGGCATTTTGTGTCGGTGCAACAGCTGGATAAACCGGCTACTTTGAACACCGTACTGTCGTTCCCGCCAGGCTACCTGCGTGCGTTCAAGTACAACTTGGCGATGGAAATTGCCAACGAGTTTGGTGTCGAGCCTATGCCGCAAGTGCAGCGTATTGCCATGACGTCTAAGCGCAACCTGAAGCGCATCAACAATCCTGATGACGTGATGTCCATGCCGTACTCGCTGATTGCCACTCGTCAGCGGTTTAACATTTACGCTGGTAATTACTAAACTATGCAGACGCCAATTCTTGGCCAAGCGTATGTTGCCCGCAGTATTAACGCTGCGGACAGCCGCATGGTTAACCTGTATCCCGAACCGCTGCCCACGCCAGAAGGCAAGACCGGCGGGTTCCTAAACCGTGCCCCAGGCTTGCGTAAGCTTGCCACCGTTGGTACCGGCCCTATTCGTGGGTTGTGGTCATACGGTGACTATGGCTACGCGGTGTCGGGCGACCGGCTGTACCGCGTGGACTCTACATGGAACGTGCAGCCCATCGGGCCAATCGCTGGCACAGGCCCCGTGTCGATGGTAGACAACGGCACCCAGCTGTTTATCGCCACTAACCCGATTAGCTACATTTACGACGCCGCTAGTGAGACGCTAGCTCAGATCACCGATATTGACTTTCCCGGCGCGGTAACGGTTGGGTATCTGGACGGCTATTTTATTTTCCAAGAGCCAAACTCCCAGCGATTTTGGACGTCTGAGTTGCTGGACGGCACCCAGATTGACCCGCTGTCGTTTGCCAGCGCTGAAGGTATGCCAGACAATTTGGTGTCGCTGTTTGTCGACCACCGCGAGGTGTGGTTGTTTGGCACTCAGTCGGTGGAAGTCTGGTACGACGCTGCGCTAGAAGGCTTTCCTTTAGCGCGTATCCAAGGTGCGGTCAACGAGTTTGGCTGCGCGGCTACTTTTTCAGTAGCCAAGATGGACAACTCGCTGTTCTGGCTGGGCGCAGACGCCCGTGGCCACGGCATTGTGTTTCGCGCCAACGGCTACGCAGGGCAGCGCATTTCGACCCATGCGGTCGAGTATGCTATCCAGAGCTATGAAATCATATCGGATGCGATTGCGTTTACCTACCAGCAGGACGGCCATTCGTTCTATGTGCTGACTTTTCCATCGGCGCAGGCCACTTGGGTGTACGACGCAGCCACGCAAGCTTGGCATGAGCGGGCAGGGTTTGCCAACGGGCAGTTTATCCGCCATCGGGCTAACTGCCAGATGTTCTACAGCGAAGAGGTCGTGGTCGGCGACTTTGAAAACGGCAACATCTACGCTTACGACTTAGACCAGTATTCTGACGGCGATTTTGCCCAGAAGTGGCTGCGGTCTTGGCGCGCGCTGCCAACTGGCCAAAACAACCTAAAGCGTACCGCCCAGCACTCACTGCAAATCGACATGCAGACTGGTGTGGGGTTAAACACCGGCCAAGGCAACAACCCTCAAGTTATGTTGCGTTGGTCGGATGATGGCGGCCATACATGGTCAAACGAGCATTGGATGTCGGCTGGCAAGATCGGGGCTTACGGCACCCGCGCGATCCGTCGCCGGCTGGGCATGACGATGAAATTGCGTGACCGCGTTTATGAAATTTCCGGCACTGACCCGGTCAAGATATCGATTGTCGGTGCCGAACTAGTCTTGTCGGGCACCAATGCCTAGCGATAACGAACCGCAAATACCCCGTATCCAATCGCAGATCATCGACGAGCGATCGGGGTTTGTTGCGCGCGATTGGTATCGGTTTTTTCTAAACCTGCTCAACAAAGCTGAATCTGGTGGGGGCGGCGGTACGGTTACGTCCGTCAATGTCTCGGGCGGCACGACGGGTTTAACGGCCTCTGGCGGCCCCGTAACCACGTCAGGCACGATCACACTAGGCGGAGCGCTGAACGTCAGTAACGGCGGCACAGGCGCTGTCAATGCGACGAACGCTCGCATCAATTTAGGTGCTGCAGCCTCGGGAGCCAACTCGGACATTACGTCTATGTCGGGCGTTACCGGCGGCATATCAACGCCTGATTTCATTCAATTTGACACAGCGGTCACTGTTGGGGATGCCACAGGCCGGCTGTACTACGCTAACGACGACCAATTTCAAACGTTGGCGTTCCAGATGAACGGCAACCAGATCCAGCGTATTGGTGAGGAGCTGTACTACCGCGTCAAGTTGTCGTCTGCAGCCACCAAAGGCCAAGTGATGATGTTCTCGGGCACGCTGGGGGCTAGCGGCGGTTTGACAGCCGCGCCGGCCACAGGGCTGCAGCCGGAGCAAGCAAACTACATTTTGGGTGTAGCGGTTGAAACAGGCATTACTAACGACTGGGTGTTTGTCACTACATTTGGTGAAGTCAAAGGTATCAACACAACGGGCGGCGCAGAAACTTGGGCGCAAGGCGACCTTCTTTACTACAACCCGCTGGTAACTGGCGGTTTGACCAAAGTTAAACCTACCACGCCTGCTGCCATCTGCTCGGTAGCCGCTGTTGTTCATGTGGGTTCGGCTAACGGCGTGCTGTTTGTGCGCCCCACCTATGGCTCAGTGCTGGGCGGCACGGACGGCAACGTCAACTTTACATCCCTAGCCTCGGGCAATACGCTGATTTACGACGCGGTTGCCGGCGTGTGGGAGAACGCCAACCTGACGGACGGCACCGGCATCAGCATTACCGAAGGCGCGGGGTCGATTACGATTGCCAACAGCGGTGTGACCAGCGCGATTGCCAGCACGGGCATTTCGGTGTCGTCAGCGACCGGCGATGTGACGTTTACCAACACTGCCCCCGACCAAATTGTCTCGCTGTCGGCGGGCACAGGCATCAGCACGTCGGGCACGTATCCAAGCTTCACGATTACCAACACCGCGCCAGATCAAGTGGTGTCGCTGGCTGCTGGCACGGGTATCAACACCACAGGAACCTACCCTAGTTTCACCATAACTAATACTGCACCTGACCAAGTAGTCTCTTTGGCTGCTGGCACAGGTATTAGTACAACCGGTACATACCCCAACTTTACGGTTACCAACACGGCGCCTGACCAGGTAGTCTCTTTGGCTGCCGGCACGGGTATGAGCGTCACTGGCACCTACCCGAGCTTTACTCTAACCAATACGGCGCCTGACCAAGTGGTGTCATTAACCGGGGCGGGCACCACCAGCATTTCAGGCACGTATCCGAATTTCACCATCACGTCGAACGACCAGTACGCTGGCACGGTCACCAGCGTCTCAGGCACCGGCACAGTCAACGGCATTAGCTTGTCCGGTACAGTGACGTCTAGCGGCAGCCTGACACTAGGTGGCACGCTGACTGGCGTTAATTTGGCTAGTCAAGTGACAGGCACACTGCCGATTGCTAATGGCGGCACAGGCCAGACCAGCCAAGTGGCAGCTTTTGACGCGCTGTCGCCAACCAACGCCAAGGGTGACCTGATTGTTTACAACGGCACCGACAACGTGCGGCTGCCGGTGGGCACAGACACCTACGTTTTGACGGCGGACTCCACACAAGCCAGCGGCGTAAAGTGGGCGACGGGCGGCGCCAGCATCAACATTTCTAACGACACAACGACGTCAACGAACCTGTATCCGACGTTTGCTGCTGCGACCACCGGCACGATGTCGACCATCTATACCGGTAACGCAAAACTGCTGTACAAACCCAGCACAGGTGAATTAACATCCTCGCATGTTGTAGCGTCAAATGGCATTTTTGTTAACAGCTTGACAATCTCTACAAGCTACACCATTCCGTCAGGATCGTCGGGCATGTCAGCTGGCGTTATATCGGTATCAAACGGCATTACCGTAACAGTGTCTAACGGTTCTCGATGGGTGGTGGTGTGAACGACATAACGACTATTGGAACGCAAGCGTTGCAAGTTTTGGCGAACATGGAAAACGCCGAACAAGAAATGCTGCAATTACCGCAAGTTAACTGCCCGGTAGTGCATCATTTTGGCCCTAACCTTTGTATTCGTGAAGTGTTTATGCCCGCAGGCACGTTGGCTATAGGCCACAAGCAGAAGTTTGAGCATATGAATATTATGCTGCGCGGCAAAGTGATGGTAGTTGATGACGCTGGCGCAACGCAAATATTAAGCGCGCCGTTAATTTTTGTTGGCAAGCCGGGGCGAAAAATTGGGTATGTGTTAGAAGACATGGTTTGGCAAAACGTGTATTCCACAAATTTAAAAGACATCGACGCAGTAGAAAGCACGTTTTTAGAGAAAAGCGAAAACTGGCAAGACGATCAAGCAGCTAAGTTTAAAGTCGCGCAGATAGAACGTGTAGCCGACCGCGCGGATTACGAAGCGTTGTTGCAAGACTGCGGTATTTCAGACAAAACCGCGCGGCAACAGTCGGAAAATGAAAGCGATCAAGTTTGGCTAGATATTGGTAACGTGCGAGTGACAGAGTCACCAATAGAAGGTAAGGGCTTGTTTGCTACTGCACCTATTTTTGAAGGCAGCGTAATTTGCCCGGCACGAATTAACGGACTGCGCACGCAAGCAGGGCGGTACACAAACCATTCTGCTAATCCTAATGCAGTCATGGTGCCAACGGATGTGGGCGATATAAATTTAGTGGCTTTACGCGACATAGCAGGATGTGTTGGCGGAGGCTTGGGTGAAGAAATAACAATTGATTACCGGGCGGCGTTGCAGTTGTCTGGCATAGAATTTAACCGGCAGGAGGCATTATGTCAGCCATAGCAACCGCGATTGTTGGTAGCGCTATTGTAGGAAGTGTAGCTTCTAGCAAAGCATCTAAAGCACAACAGCAAGCCGCTGAAACTGCATCACAAGCGTCGCGTGACACTACGCAAGCAAGTATCGAAGCGCAAGAGCGCATGTTTAACCGGCAGGTTGCGCTGCAAGAACCGTTTCGTGAGACTGGCTTAGCTGCACAGAATCGACTAGCCGATTTGCTTGGGATTAGCGGGCGTACTGACCAGCCTGGTTATGGTTACGGCTTGCAGCGTTTTACAATGGATAACTACCAAGCTGACCCTGGGTATGGGTTTAGGCTAAAACGTGGGCTTGATGCGATGGAACGCACAGCTGCTGCACGCGGTGGTCTGCTGTCGGGCAACCAGCTGCGCGGTGCTATGGAGTTTGGCCAAGATTTGGCGTCACAAGAATACGGCAACGCGTTTAATCGTTATCAATCTGAACGGGCAAATATTCTTAATCCGTTGCAGAGCTTGGGTGGCGTGGGTCAAACGTCAACAAATGCGTTGACCGGCGCGGCAGGGAACTTAGGCGCGGGTATGGCAAACGCTTACGGTAACTTGGGTAGTGCTTTAAGCGCTAACGCCATTGGCGCAGGTAACGCTAGAGCTTCCGGCTACATGGGTACAGCCAACGCTTTGTCTGGTGCAGTGGGTCAAGGGTTGAACTACTACCAAAACCAACAATTGATGAACCGGTTTTTCCCCACCACGTCTCCTACCGCTGGCGTGCCGGGCGGCTTTACGATTTAAGGGCACATCATGGCACAGATTGATCCATCTATTGCAATGGGGTTTCGCCCGATTCAAATTGAATCGCCGGTAAACCAAATGGCGGCAATTTCGCAACTGCAAGGCGCGCAACAGCAGCAACAAATGAACGCGCTAAAACTGCGCGAGTACCAGCAGCAACAACAAGAAAAAAACGAGCTGGCAAGAATTATGTCTGACCCTAACCTAGAGTTTGGGTCTGACGCTTTTATGCGCCAAGTGCTGACTAAAGCACCAAACATGTATGAAGGTATTGCTACCCGCGCAGCTCAACGAGAAAATTTGCAAGCACAAAAAGAGGCACGCGCAGCGGAAACAGAAAAACGTCAGTTTGAATCAGAAAAGTTAAAAACTCAGCTGTCCAGAGAACAGCTTCAAGCCTCGATTACAGAGCTGGCTAGTTACAATACAGTCGACGATGCCAGATCAGCGCTGGAACAAAAAGTAGTCGCAAAAACATTAACACGCGAGCAGGCGGATAAATTGGCAATGGGCTTGCCGGCAAACGACGAAGGTATGCCTGCATGGCAAGTGCGTACCATGCGCGGACTGTTGACGCCAAGCGAAATGCTTCAAGATGTCAGAGCGGAAAAGAAAGATATTCGCGAGGAGCGCCGGTTGGGCTTTGAAGAAACTCGCCTTGACAACGAAGCTAAACGCCTTAAGTTGGAAGACGACCGTATACAAGAACAAACCCGCCATGCCAACGCTATGGAAGCAATTGGTCGTGCTACAGGCGATCGCGCGCAATTGCAAGCAGAAGAAACTGCGCGCCATAACAAGGCGATGGAACGTTTGCGTGCGGCAGAAATTAACAAGCCTTCTGCTGGCGAAAACCCCAACAAGGTTGCGCATACATCGACTGACGATCAAGGTAACGTTACGTTCTACAACGCGTTTGGGCAAGTACTTCGCACAGAAGCTAATGCTGGCAAGCGCAGCCCGAACGTCATTAAAGCCGAGCAGGCGGAAAAGAATTTGTCGCGTGACATTGACCGCACCAGTAAGGAGTTGGCGGACATCACCAAAGATGGCGGCTTGATAGATCAATCTACCGGCAGCTATATTGGTAAGGCTGTAGATATAGGCGCGCGCGTATTTGGCCAAGCTATGCCGGGTGACATTGCAGCTGCTAAATTGGCGCCGATTGCTGACATGGTGTTGAAAATGGTGCCGCGTTTTGAAGGCCCGCAATCCGACAAAGATACGCTGTCGTACAAACAAGCCGCCGGTCAGTTGGCTGACTCTACGTTGCCCGCTAATATCCGCAAAGAAGCCGGACGCACTATTCTCCGCTTAATGAAAGAGCGTAAGGATCAGTTTGTTGGTGAAGGCATGGACGCAAGCCCCAACCAACGCCGCGCTGCGCCTCCCCCACCATCAGGCTTTGTACCGGATAAAAAATAATGGCCCTAGAAACCGCAACTAATCCTGATACCGGCGAGCGCGTTGCGCTCGTTAATGGGCAGTGGCGGCCCATCACGCAGTCGGCCACCAACAAAGAAGGCGTCAAAGCTTATCTTGTTGACGACAACTGGGTGTCAGACATTCCGTTGCCTGCAACGCCAGAGGCCGCACCTACGCCCAGCGAAGTGCCTGGGCCACGCGTGCAGCCGCCCGCATGGGCAAAAGAATACCCGATGGCATACGACGTTGCTCGCGGGACACGCGAATTAACTGGGCCGCTCATAGAGGCTACAGGCGCTATAACGGGGGGAATGTTTGGTGCCCCTGCCGGCCCCGCTGGCGTTGTTATGGGTTCGGCATTGGGTTATGGCACTGCTGCCGGATTGCTGCGTCAAGCTGACGTTGCGTTAGGCAACATACCTCAGATGACACCAATGGAAAGCATCTCAGCCAACACCCGCGACTTGCTGATAGGCGCTATTTTTGAAGCAGGCGGCCAGGTTGCAGCGCCTTATGTTGATAAAGCGTTGCAGTTGGGCGGGCGTGGTGTCGGTTGGCTGTATGACACCTTGTCTGGCCAGATCGGCTCGCAAAAGGCTGCTAAGATCCTGCGCGACTCGTTGGGCGTGGACGTGTCTGCCGCTCGCGCTTTGGCTCGCAGCGCACCAACCGATGTGACCGCCGCGCAGTCGATTGCTGACCTAACGTCGCCCACCACGCAGGCACTGCTAGAGCAGGCTGCCAAGCGTGACCCCCGCTACCTGTTGACGACCGCCGAAGCCCAAGAGGCCGCACGGATTAACCGTCTAGCTGAGTTGGCTGGCGCTGAGACGCAAACGGGCGCTAGAACCGCGCAGGGCGAAGCTAAGAACCAACTGCGCAAGCAATTAGTTCCGCAACTTGAAATTGAGATGGCAGCGGCCAATACCGCAGGCGTATTAAAGCCCGCGCTAGAAGCGCAGGCCGAACGCATGGGCACGCTGGCTGCAAGAGACGCTGACACAGTACGGCGCATGGGCGCTGCTGCTGAACGTCTGCCGGGCATGGGCGCGCAGCGCGGTGCTGCTGAACGCGGAATGCCTACGCCGCCTCGTTATACCTACGAAGGTGAGTTGGCCAAGCGCGCTGATGACGTGGCCACACAAGCCGCCGAAGGCTCGCTGATATTTGGTGAAGCGTCGCGTTTTGCGACCGCTGCGGCTAACAGTTTGGAAGCGCACGGCCTAAAGCCACTCAAAGCCGACGCAATTGTCGCCAACATTGAGAAGACGTTGGCCGACCCTAAACTTGCGCCAGGCAACCGTGATCTGCAACGCGCTTTAGGCCGCGTCGCATCCGACATCAAGCAGTGGACAAATCTGGGCGGCGTGATTGACGCGTGGGCGCTAGACACCATTCGCAAGAATTCGGTCAACGCCGTAGCCAAGCAGCTGCACCCCAACGATCCTAAAGCGCAGAAAGAATTAGCTGCCAAAGTGCTAGAAAGCGTGCGGCCTTCGATTGTTAAAGCAGTTGAAGACGCGGGCGGTAAAGGCTATGGTGCTTATCTTGACGCGTACTCGCAGGGCTTAAAAGCAGTCAGCGAAAAGAAAATGTCGGCCAAAGCGCTAGAGATGTATCAGAACGACCCAAAAGCGTTTGTCAAATTAGTTGAAGGCAACAGCCCTAAAGAAGTCGAGAAGATATTTGGTGCGGGCAGCTACGACATCGTCAAAGAGATGGGCGACAAAGCCGTGACTACGCTCAAAGGCGTAGCGGGCGAAATCAAGCGTGACATCCGCGTGGGCGAGCAGGCTGCGGCTGGCCGCGACGCGTTGCGGGAGTTGATTGAGGCCAACCAAACAAGATTTAGGCTGCCAAATTTTGCGTTTAGCCGCACGGCTACCGCAACCAATACGGCGCTAGATGCGCTGGAGAAAAAACTTGGTAAAGCTGTTATGAACAAGTTGACGGAAGCGTCCAAGTCTGGTCAAGATATGGCTAGGCTGCTGGATACGCTACCGGCTGTGGAGCGCAACACTGTCTTGCGCGCGCTGAACAATCCACAGGAGTGGGCGGTAATTCCAAAAGAAGGGCGCGGGGCTGTGGTCAACGTGTTAGCGCCGGAAAACCGAAACAATTTGAGGAAATAAATGGCATCCCTAACCCCAACCCCCAAGCAGCAATTCTTCGACGACAACGGCAATCCGTTAGTCGCCGGTAAGGTCTACACCTACGCTGGCGGCACGACGACACCGATTGCAACCTACACCAGCCAGACAGGTCTGACAGCTAACACCAACCCGATCATCTTGGATGCGTCGGGTCGCTGCGACATCTGGCTCTTGGCAACGCTCGCCTACAAGTACGTCGTTACCGATTCCAACGACGTGCAGCTCTATACAGTTGACAACATCGTCGTGCCACCGGACATCCTGTCGTTCGGCTCACCGCCGCCGATTGGTAATGTCGCCCCCAACACGGGCGCATTCACCACCCTGTCGGCCTCTGGCGACGTGGTGACGTTCTCAGGCTTTGGTGCGACCCGTCTGCAAAACGGTACAACGTCTGACCGCCCAGCGCCATCAAGTTCGGGCATGATCCGCTACAACACGTCATTGAATCAGTTTGAGGGCTACGGCTCGTCAGGCTGGGGTGCGATCGGTGGTGCGGGTGCTACAGGTGGTGGCACCAACCAGGTGTTCTACCAGAACGACCAGACGATTACGACCAGCTATTCGTTGACCGCAGGCAAAAACGCCATGTCAACTGGCCCGATTACTTTTGCCTCTTCTTTTGCTGGCACTGGTAGTATTGCGGGCACAACATTGACAATTTCGGCGGTTACCGCTGGCGTCTTGGCTGTTGGTTCTGTGATTGCTGGTAGCGGTGTGACCGCAGGCACGACGATCACGGCCTTGGGCACGGGGTCAGGCGGTGCAGGCACGTATACTGTTGGCACCTCGCAGTCGGTGTCATCTACGGCCATCACTTCGGATATTGTCCTGACGGTGCCAGATGGCGTCCGTTACGTCGTCATTTAAGGAGAAAGTATGGCAAGCACTATCACCGCCGGTAATGCAACGAACGGCCTAGCGCTGTCTTGCGACAATACGGGCATTCTGGAGCTAAAGACTGGCACCGGCGCAGGCACGACCGCAGTGACGATTGACGCGTCGCAGAACGTTACATTGGCCACCGGTATAGCTGGCGACTTTAAAATGAATTCCGGTTACGGCTCAGTAGCTACTGCTTATGGTTGCAGAGCATGGGTCAAATTCAACGGCGTAGGTACGATCGCTATTAGCGCTAGTGGGAATGTATCAAGCATTACAGACAATGGTACTGGTGATTATACGATCAACTTTACTAGCTCAATGCCAGACGGAAATTATTCGTTTGCTGGTAGTGGTGGTAACGCAACGGGAACTCTCCCGCTTTATGCACTTATGCCGTATTCAAATGCAATGCTTACCGGCTCATGCCGCTTTCACGTTAATTTTGTTAGCGGGACGGCGGAAGACCCTATTTTTGTTGCAGCGTTAATTATTCGCTAATCAAGGACAACCAATGAACCAACGCATAATTTATCCAACAGATGACGGCGGTGTCGCGGTGATTGTTCCCGCGCCTGAGTGCGGGCTGACTATTGAACAGATCGCGGCTAAAGACGTACCAGCAGGTAAACCTTACGAAATCGTAGACGTAGCAAATATTCCTTCAGACAGAACTTTTCGTGGAGCATGGTCATGGGCATCGTAATTGATTTAACCAAAGCCAAGGCTATCGGTCACGATATGCGTCGTGCTGCTCGCGCTGAAGAATTCAAGCCCTACGACGAAGCAATAGCCAAGCAGATACCGGGTCAGGTAGACGGTGCAGAAGAAGCTCGCCAGGCTATCCGTGAGAAGTACGCGGCTATTCAAACTAACATCGATGCAGCAACCACGCCAGAAGAAATTAAGGCGGCACTAGAAGGAGCAGCATAATGCCAATCGGGTTGAAAGGTAACTCCGACGGCTCGGGTGCCGTCCAGATCGGTGGCTCGGACGCCATCTCCATCAGCACAGGGCTAAATACCACGTTCGCAGGCACGGTCACGGCTACCGGCACGGTGGCAGGCAGCACAGGCACGCTCTACCCGCTGACGTCGGGCACGGCGGTCGCATCGACCTCGGGCACCGCGATTGATTTCACAGGCATCCCGTCGTGGGCAAAACGGATAACAGTACTGTGTAGCGGGATCAGCAAATCTGGAACCGCAAACTTTTTATTTCAATTAGGGGATTCCGGCGGGATAGAAACCACAGGGTATGTAGGTGGAACTTTTGCGGCTTCTTCCGGAGCCATAATTTACGCTGCCCCTACAAACGGATTTCAAACATTGGGCGACGCTGCTGGTACTGTTCTTGTGTATGGGTCGATTGTGTTTACAAACATTAATGGCAATACATGGATTGCTTCTGGTTTACTTTTTGGAAATAGCTACAATACACAAGTTGCCGGGGAAAAAACTTTATCTGCTGTCCTAGACCGCGTCCGCATCACCACAACCAACGGCACCGACACATTCGATGCTGGCTCCATCAACATTCTTTACGAGTAAATAGCCATGACGATGCCCACGGACAGCGCCGTCAACGCGGTCTACTGGATCAGGCGTCCAGACCACGATGATATTCGTTGCCAAGGGTACGTTGGCGTTACAAAACGGTTTGACCGCCGATTGTTTGAGCATAAAACGCTGCGACAGAATATACATTTGACGCGTGCAATTGCTAAGTATGGGTGGGATAATTTAGTTAAAGAAAAAATAGTGCTGGCGTCTGAAGAGTATTGTTTAGAGGTAGAACAAAAGTTGCGCCCCGAGGATCGTATCGGGTGGAATTTGGTTAAAGGTGGTGGTAAGCCTCCATCTTCGCTGGGCAAAAAATACGTCCGCGTAGCGTCGGCATGGAATAAAGGTATATCTGTACCGTTTAGCACTAAAGAAAAAATTAGTGAAAAAATTAAGCTACTTTGGGGCAATCCTGAATACCGAAAGCATATGTCGGAAGCGCACAAAGGTAATCCGAGCGGCGCCAAAGGTAAAAAACATACGCCAGAAGCACTTGAGCGGATGCGGCAGATAAAACTTGGTAAGAAAGCGTCAGAAGAAACTAAGCAAAAAATGTCGGCTGTTAGGCGTGGCAGAAAAATGGCAACGATAGTCTGCCCTTACTGCGATAAAGTTGGTGGTATCGGCGCAATGAAACGCTGGCACATGAATAATTGTTTACACAAAGAGGTTGCACAATGACAATGATTTTGGATGGCACCGCTGGGATCACGTTCCCAGACACCAGCAAGCAGTACAACAGCTATTACAACTTCAAGAACCGCATCATTAATGGTGCGATGATGATCGACCAGCGCAATGCTGGGGCGAGTGTTACGCCGACTAATGCTCAGTATCTTGTTGATCGCTGGAGTGCAAACGTCAGCCAAGCGTCCAAATTTAGCGCCCAGCAAAATGCTGGTTCGGTTACGCCTCCCGCTGGCTTTATAAATTATCTTGGGATCACTTCATTATCGGCGTACTCAATTACATCAACTGATACCTTTGGAATTCGCCAGAGAATTGAAGGACTAAACATAGCAGACCTTTCTTGGGGTACTGCTAGTGCTGCAACCGTCACTTTATCATTCTGGGTGCGCTCGTCGCTCACGGGAACGTTTGGCGGCGCTCTGCAAAACTCAGCAGGTAATCGCTCATACCCGTTTAGCTACAGCATTAGCGCAGCGAATACATGGGAACAAAAGTCCATCACTATTGCTGGCGATACTACTGGTACTTGGCTCACGACTAGCGGAATTGGCGTTGAGGTTTACTTTGGTTTGGGCGTTGGCTCCACATACTCTGGTACTGCTGGAGCGTGGTCTGGTTCTAATCTCAGTTCAGCCACAGGAGCCGTCAGCGTAGTCGGAACTAACGGAGCCACCTTCTACATCACCGGCGTGCAGCTAGAGAAGGGCACGCAGGCGACTAGCTTTGACTACAGGCCGTATGGTACGGAGGAGGAACTTTGCCAAAGATACCTGCCGGCGTTTATATCAACATCAACAAACGATACGCTTCCCGGTAGCTTTTTTGGTGCAGCAAGTACAGCAGCATCTGGAGCGTATGTTTTTATGGTTAGGGCAAGAGTGCGACCAACCGGGATAACTGTTTCGGCGGGTTCACATTTTACTTTAACACGTCCATCAACAGGCAGTGTAACTGCGACTGGCGTTAATTACGCTGCTGCTGGAACAGACGCTGCACAATTAGAATTTACTGCTGCTTCTGGATTGGTAGCAGATCAAAGTTATTTTGTCAGGTCAAACAGCGCAAGTGCTAAGATTTTATTCACGGGGTGCGAACTATGAGTGATCCTATCTGGAAACTTTTACCTGCTGCGCCTTATCGTATAGCCGACGTTGTGTCTCGCGAATGGCCTGATGGCCGTCAAGAGTCATGCCTTGTGACAGCACCTGAGTATTTAGCTTGGGTTGAGGCGGGCAACACGCCAGAACCTGCTGACGAGGTGGCCGAGTAATGGACTCCCAGGTGCTTTTTAACATCGCGGTGGCCATTGCCGGGTTCTTCGGCGGCTGGGTGTTGAACAACATTCATCGCTCGATTGACCGGTTGGACACGGACGTGCGTGCCATGCCGCACACCTACGTCAGCCGTGAGGACTACAAGGACGACATGCGCGAAGTCAAAGAGATGCTAAGTAAGATATTTGACCGACTAGAGGCCAAGCAGGATAAATGATCGATCCGGTGACTATCGGTCTGGCGGTCGCGGGCGTCAAGGCTGTTGTCACTGGCGTCAAAGAGGCCGCAGCTCTTGCCCGCGAGGCGTTCGATGAGATCAACGGTGCGGTCGAGTCCGGCAAGACGCTAGCCGACTCGATGTCGGGCGTCACTAAGTTCTTCTCCGCTGCGGGCAAGTACGAACACCAACGAACACAGCTTGAAGAGGCCAAGGCCGCCCAAGAGGCCGCAGTTGCCAAAGGTGAGCCAGTGCCGGACTACGTCTCAGACGCTGAGTACGTCATGGAGCTGATGATTATCGATCGTCAGATCAAACAGTATTACGACGACATCAAGCACATCTTCACCTACCACTTTCAAGAAGCTGGGATGTGGGACGAGTTCTGGCAACGCATGGGTAAGCTCCGAGCCGAACGCGAAGCCAAGGCCGAAGCAGCTAGGCAAGCTGAGACAGAAAAGCGCCTGCATGAGAAGACCTTAGAAATGAAGAAGCGCCGCGAGCGCCAGCGCCTAATAAATGGTATTGAAGCAGTAGGTGCAGGTATCGTTATCGTCATTATTATTTTGATGTTCTGCTGGGCTATACGGTGGATGTTCCAACAAGGAGGTTGACATGCTAGGACTTGACGCGCTGCTGGGTATCGGCGGCAAACTGATCGACAAACTGATTCCTGACCCTGAACAGAAGGCCAAGGCGCAGCTGGAGCTGGCCAAGATGGCGCAAGACGGTGAGTTGGCCAAGATGGCCAACGAGACTGACCTGTACAAGTCGGAGCAAAACAATCTGACCGACCGGCTAAAAGCCGACATGGCCAGCGATAGCTGGCTGTCCAAGAACATCCGACCCTTGACGCTGGTGTACATCTTGGTCGCCTACATGGCGTTAGCGATCCTTGACGCCGCGCTGGTTGACATCGCCGACTCGTTCGTAGAGCTACTAGGCCAGTGGGGTATGCTTGTGATGTCGTTCTACTTTGGCGGCAGAACGCTTGAAAAGATCATTGATATGCGAGCGAAAAAATGAAAGAAAACTTTGATGAAGCCTTGCAGGCAATACTTAAACATGAAGGCGGGTTTGTTAATCATCCCAAAGACCCAGGCGGCATGACCAATCTGGGCGTCACCAAGAAAGTGTGGGAAGAATGGGTCGGCAAAGCTGTTGGCGAAAAAGAGATGCGCGAATTGACCCCGGCTATAGTGGCGCCTATGTACAGGAAGAAGTACTGGGATGCGGTCAAGGCCGACGAGCTGCCAACGGGTCTGGACTATCTGATGTTCGACTTTGCGATCAACGCTGGCCCTGGCCGTGCAATCAAGACCATGCAGAAAGCGATCGGAACGACGCCTGATGGCGCCATCGGCCCCAAGACCATGCAGGCGTTGAAAGACGCCGATCAGAAGGACTTGATTGCTAAGTTCAGCATGGAGAAGGAGTTGTTTTATAAGGCGCTCCCGACGTTCGCAACCTTTGGTAAGGGCTGGATGCGCCGGGTAGCAGAGGCGCAATCACATGCGGTGACGATGCTGGCGTAACTGCCGGCAGACCTCACGGTCGCGCGTTGACATGTCAGGCGCGATTTCAGACACACCGCACTCAGCAGCGGTAGGCCGCCGTGGCTCTGGCACAAAGAACGCCAGAAAGCCCACGGTGGCAACCACAATCGCCGCGTAGTAAATGAGGACAAGCTCTTTCATATACTTAGCAGCCTGCCAAATAATTTCACCACAGGCGACTCATGCTCTGGGCGGTGGCCTAGCATGATGTCCTGCACGAACCGTTCTTCCGGTGTGGAGACGCGCTGATAGAACTGCGGGATGTAATGCGCGCCGATCTTGGGTGGTTCTTCTCTAATAAAGTATCCATCACGTAACATCGTCTTTCCTCCTATCTTCATTTGCGCGGCGAGCGTCAACGCCTTTCTTTTTTATCAACGCCACCTCGTCATTAGTATAAATCGATTTTCCCACCATAACGTTACCTGCGACCCACACCTCTGCTGAGTAGGCATTGTTCTTGCATGACGGGCACCTGCGTTGCCGCCGTACGCCGCCTGGCTGCTGGATCGTGTTCACCACATGGGTCTTACTGCCGCACTGCTGACACTTCATGGCCGTACCGCCTTGGCCATGACTTCCAACCGCTCACGGGCGTCACGCAGGGCGCAGTAGCGCTGGTGCAGGCGCTGCAGGTGCGAGCTGCGGCGCTCATGCAGCGTCTCATGCGTCAGTAGGGCGAACACCTCGTCTTCTGACAATGACGGCAACTGGTCATTCAGCGCGCGCCAGCTTTGCTTTTTCATCTTCTATCCTTTGTTCAATTTCAGTCACCTTCTCAACAGCCCGCTCAAACGCCCGCGCCATCTGGTTCAGTTCTTTCTGGCGTATGCGCTCCTCTGCACGGGCGGCAGGCAGCTTCGCCTTCCAGTAGTCAATTCTTTTCACGTTGTTCGGCCTCCAGCTCACGCAGATCGTTAGCGACGTCAGAGACGCCATGCCAGTCGCTACGGGCGATCATGACATGCAGGTAGTCGATCAGAATCTCACGTTGTGTTTCGTATTTGGTAAAGTCCGTCATTTTGCTGCCTCCTGTTTTGGTTTGGTAAATTTATCTAGTGCGATCACCCGCCGGCTGCCGTCAAGCATCTCAATGTGCGCAAAGCCTTGCATGGGCACCCAGCAGCCGTAGTAAGCACGGTCTAGCCCGTCAATGTCAAACGCCATCCTCATACCCAAACACCAGCTTGGTTTGGTCTGTGTCAAGACCGTGCGCACGCTGATGTCGTTGGTGTAAGTCAGATGATCTGGCTCGGCGGCCATCGCCGACGCCGTCAATAATAAAAGTAGGTATCTCATTTCAGTGCCTCCATTGCTATGTCGGAAATTGCTCGTTTGTCGTGCAGGGCTGCCCAGATCTTTTCGTCAACTGTCTTTTCGGCGAGTAAAATATAGACCCAGACGTCATGCAGTTGCCCGGAACGGTGCAGCCGTCCAACCGTTTGCTCGTACAGCTCCAGGCTCCACGGCAGCGACAGAAATACCATGTGGCTTCCCCCATGCTGTAAATTAAGTCCATGTCCCGCTGACTTAGGGTGGACGGCAAGAAGTTCGATTTGTCCGGCGTTCCATCGCTCAATCGCTCGGTCGTCGTCCAAGGTGGCAAGCTTCGGATAGCGGCGACGAAGTTCTGCCACCTCTTCCTGAAACTGGTAAACGATAAGCGTATTCGCATGCTGGTTCTCCTCCAGTAAGTCGTCCAATCGGTCAAACTTGTGACTGCTAAACCACACCGCCGTTTTGCTAGAGGTGAACTGACCCGGCACGTCACTCGCCACGCGGCTGCTGTCATAAACAAAGCCCGACGCCATCTGTTGCAACTTTGATGTAACGGCGGCAGCGTTAGCCGCCAGAATCTCAGCGGTCGGAAACTGCACCACAAAGTCTTTTTTCATCTTCTCGTACGGCTTCCTGTCATCTAGCTCGCACCGCAGCTCGACCACGTGGCAGGGTGGCAGCTTGTCTTTGTAAACGCCCGGCTCCAGCACGAACGTGGCCGGCTTGATCTTTTCCATAACCAACGACAGCGCGCCTGGGCGCGGCAGCCACTCGCCGAAGTCGCGGTTCATGCAGACAAAGTATTGCTGCAAGAACGCGCCCTTGGCACGGCCTAACAGTTTCTCGTCAACGATCTTGCACTGGCCGAAGACGTCTTCCAGACCGTTGCTGGTAAATGACCCCGTCAGGCCCCAGCGGATCTTGAACTGGTCGATCACCTTGTGCAGTGCTTTGAAGCGTGTGCCGGACGGGTTCTTTAATTTGGTCAGCTCGTCGAACACAATGGCGTCAAAGTCAGACAGATCCTGTTCGGCCAACCACTGGATGTTGTCGTAGTTAGTGACCACTATCGCCACAAACGAGCGCAGTGCTGCCGCTCGATCTTTAGGCGCGCCCACGGCCACGCGGTGATCTAACTCTGGCGCCCACTTAGGCACCTCGATTGGCCACACGTCCGTACACACGCGCTTGGGTGCCAGCACAAGGAAGCGCGACGCGTAGCCGTCTTGCACCATCGCCTGCATGGCGGTCAGTGTGATCGCCGTCTTGCCTGCGCCCACGGGCGCCAAGATCATCGCCCGGTCACGCTCGTACAGGAAGTCGGCGGCTTCGTCTTGGTAAGGTCTAAGCTGCATCATTACCTCTGGCGCGGATAGCGGCAGCAAGAAACTCGGCGGTGATGTAGCCGCCGCTCTCGTATTGGCCTACGGGCGCTAGTGGGTCGTCAATCGGATTCTTAAGCGCGTCGCATAACTTCGCACACGCCTCGCGTTCTGCTGCGGCGACTAGGGCGGCAAAGCGTGTTAAACGCTGTTCATTGGCGATACTCCAGCAAGCGCGGCTGTGGTCATCATGCGAGGCTTTTGCGATACCGTAAGCCTCCAGTTCGCCACCTTCAAAGCGGACAAGCCCTGCCTCGCTCGCCATGCGGATAATGTCATCTCTCCCTAATCCACTCATCAATCATCTCCTTCGACCATAAACAGGCGTAGTTTTGTTTTAAGCGCAACACGTCGTTGCGGAAGATCTTTTGCAGCTCTGACAGCCGACCGCCTTTGGTTTTCAATTCGACAAACCACGTTGATCCATCAGGCATACAAGCAATGCGGTCACTCACTCCACGCTGGTTGACTGACCTAAACTTGTAGGTCTTGCCGCCAGAGCGCTCGACTGTCCAAACAAAGTAGTTCTCGATTTCTTTTTCTAACATGGCGCAAATATAAAGGCTAAAAAAGTATTTGACAAGGATTATTTTAGGGTCTACAGTCGAGGCTCAATCACTACACGGGAGTACAGTTCAATGTCACATTCCAGTATCGTCGGCGGCAGCACCGCCAAGCGCGTCATCAACTGCCCGGCGTCGGTCAAGCTGGTGCAACAGATGCCACCACAAGCCGAGTCCGAACACGCAGCGCGCGGAACTCTGCTGCACAACGTCATTGCCGAACTCTTGGAGTTCGACAAGAAGCCCGCGCAGTGCTTGGGCGCCCAATACAAAGATCAGACACTCACACCGGAGCTACTTGATGAGAAAATTATTCCCGCTCTCGCGGCACTCGACGAGATCGACCCGAACAAGCAGATGGAGTACATGGTTGAAACCAGAGTTGGTTTTGGCGATTTTCTGCCTGGTGTCTTTGGTAGCACTGACCTACTTGGGCGTAAAGGTAAACGCGCCATCGTTCTTGATTGGAAATTTGGCGATGGCGTACTTGTTGATGCTGTGGAAAACCCTCAGCTCTTATTTTACGCAGCAGCAGCGATGAGAACACCCGCATGTCAGTGGGTGTTTGAAGGTGCTGAAGAGATTGAGTGCATCATCGTGCAACCACCGGCCATGCGTCGCTGGGTCACCACACCGGAGCGTGTGAAGCAGTTCGAGCAGGAACTGCTCTACGCTGTGCGTCTCTCGTCATGGCCAGAGGCACCCTTTGCAACAGGCGACCACTGCCGCTGGTGTACTGCGAAACCGATCTGCCCACGCATGACTGGCGCAGCTGACCGTGCGCTGAAGGTACAACTCGCAGCACTGCCTGCCGAGCAGATCGCCTATCAGCTTCAGCAGGCTGACATGCTGGAGGACTACATTAAAGAGCTGCGCGCATTAGCGTTCCAGATGCTTGAGAACGAGCGTGCCGTGCCAGGTTACAAACTGGTCGCCAAGCGTGGCACACGTCAGTGGGTGGACGAGGCAAGGGTTGAAGCATGGGTGGACGCGAATGGCGTAGAAGACGCTTATGAGACAAAAATTAAATCGCCCGCACAGCTTGAAAAAGTCTTGAAAAAGACTACACTAGATTTCCCGTCAGATTTGGTCGTATCGATCTCGTCGGGGAGTACGTTGGCGCCGGAGTCTGATCCGAGGCCAGCGGTTCTGCAAATCGGGAAGCAGTTAACTGCCGCCCTCTCTAAACTTTAATAGGAGTAAAGTAATGTCCAATATGGTCACGTTTAAAGGTGCAAACCTTCCAGCAGTATCTACCCTCTCAACCGCACTGCGCGCGCTTGAAACCGTCGCAGGCCCAGCAGGTTCTGTCATCATCAAGATGGACAAGACCGGCCACTGGGTGTTCGGTGCTGACCAGACCGACGTCGAAGAAGACTCGACTTGGGCGGTCAATCCGTTCAGTTTCATTCACGGCTTTATCGCTTGGGGTGATGGTGAGGTGTTGGGTGAGAAGATGGTGTCGGTGTCCGAGCCGCTGCCTGAGATGGAAGCAGCGCCACCCAACGCCAAGCGTGGTTGGGAGTCGCAGATCGGCATGTCCTTGAAGTGCGTCTCTGGCGAAGACAAGGGCATGGAGGCGCGCTACACAGTGACGTCTGTCGGCGGTAAGAAGGCCGTGCAGGCGTTGGCTGTTGCGATTGCCGAGCAGGTCGAGAAGGATCAGAGCAAGCCCGTGCCTGTCGTGCGTCTGAAAAAAGACCACTACACGCACAAGTCGTATGGTCGCATTTACACGCCGGTCTTTGAGGTCGTCGAGTTTGTGTCGATGGATGGCAAAGCAGACGAAGCCGAAGCTGAAGAAGCACCCGCAGCCGAAGCAGCACCTGCCCGCCGCCGTCGCGGCTAAGTAGTACGGGGGAAAGCGGATGCTGTGGTGACAAGTTGAGAAACCTCGGGAGGAATCCCGATTGATCACAGACGCAGCGAGTACCCCACCTTTTCTATGGCTCCTGTCATTTAATCATCAGGTTTTCCTTGGTCGGTTCGGCCTGATGCTGGCGGATGACAGGAGCCACCCCTACCCATGACTATACTGTTTGCAGATTTTGAGACCCGCAGTCGCTGCGACCTTCCGTCGCGCGGTGGGTACAACTATAGCTTAGACGCAAGCACATCCATTCTGTGCTTTTCCTACGCATTTGGAGACGACGATGTACAAACGTGGACGCCAGATCAACCATTCCCTGAATCAGTATCAGAACACATTCGCGCTGGTAAACAACTGCGGTTTCATAACGCCGGTTTTGATCGTCAGATCTTTTGGAACGTCCTATGCCAAGATTTTGGCGTACCAAAGCCTGCGCTTGAACAATTCTATTGCACCGCTGCACAAGCGCGTGCTAACTGCTTACCTGGCAGCCTCGAAGACGTCGGACGCGCCATCAGCAGTGTTATGCGCAAAGACCATCGTGGAAGCCAGCTTATCCGATTACTTTCCGTCCCTCGCGCTGATGGGTCGTTTAACAATTCGCCAGAGCTGATGGCCGAGATGATCCGCTACTGCGAGCAGGACGTCAGAGCCATGCGCGCAGTGTCCAAGGCCATGCGTCCACTCTCAGACGAGGAGCTGGCCGACTATCACACGAACGAGCGCATCAATGACCGTGGCGTGCTGCTCGACCTACCACTCGCGCAGGCCGCCATCCGTTACGCATCGGTCGAGCTTGAAGAGATCGAGACACTGGTCGCCGACTTGACTGAAGGTGCCATCAAGTCGGTACGCAGCCCCAAGATGAAGTCGTGGGTGATGGAGCGGGTCGGCTCGCAGGCTTTGAAGATGATGGAGACGTACAAGGACGGCGACTTGAAGTATTCTATCGACAAGTCTGTACGCGCTAATTTACTGGCTTTTGCCGAGGAAAACCCCGATGAGATTCCGACCACTGTTGCGGACGTCATTCAATGCGCAGATGACCTCTGGGCGTCGTCAGTTGCGAAGTTCAGCCGCCTTGCGAGTCTGGCAGACGAAGACGATCACCGAGTACGAGGTGCTTTTGTCTTCGCTGGAGGCTCTGCCACAGGACGTGCTTCAAGCTATGGCGCGCAGGTACACAACTTCACGCGCAAGTGCGCAGCAGAGCCAGATGACGTTAGGCACGCTATGGTCAGAGGCCACAGCATCGTCCCAAGATTTGGAAAACGCGTTACGGATGTTCTCAAAGGAATGCTCCGGCCCGCACTGATACCCGCGCCCGGCAAGCAGTTCGTTGTCGCCGACTGGTCGGCGGTCGAGGCGCGCGTCACCGCCTGGGCGTCCAATGACCCACAGGCCGACGATGTGCTGCAAGTCTTCCGCGAAGGCCGCGACATCTACAAGCGTGAGGCCGCCGGCATCTACCGCGTGGCCGAGGACGCGGTCGACAAAGACCAGCGCCAGATCGGCAAGGTCGCGATCCTGTCGTTAGGTTTTGGTGGGTCGATCGGCGCCTTCTCAGCGATGGGTCGCAATTACGGTGTCTTCATGCCGGAGTCCGATTCGCGCCGCATTGTAGACGCTTGGCGGCGCTCAAACGCTTGGGCGGTACGTTACTGGGGCAAGCTTGAGGACGCCTACACACGGGCGCTACGCAACCCCAATCGGGAGTTTTCCGCTGGGCGCGTCGTGTACCTATACGACGGTCAACATCTCTGGTACGCGCTGCCGTCGGGGCGTGTCTTGTGCTATCCATTTGCTAAGTTTGAGGGTGACGAGATCACGTACGTCAAGGCAGCCTGGAAGCCGGCAGCGGATGCGAAGGAATGGCCACGCGCCCGCTTGTGGCGGGGTCTCGCTTGTGAGAACATAACGCAAGCGATCGCCAACGATCTGCTACGGCATGCCTTACGCCAGCTTCCTGACGTAGTGCTGCACGTACATGACGAGATCGTAATGGAGACCGCCGACCCCGATGCACCCAATACCCTAGAGCAAGTGATGTGTACGCCGCCTAAATGGGCGGCTGGACTGCCTTTGTCCGCTGAAGTGGAAGTGATGAATCGTTACGGCAAATAAAAAAGCCGCCTGGCAGGGCGGCTTTCCAACTACAAGGACTGCAATGGATTTCCTAGAATTTTATACTAATTTGGCACCACAGGGTGAGACTGCT